AATAGAAGTTAGCGTAATGGCTCGGCAGACGATCTTCACCAGGCGTTCATCCAAGCCTTCTAGTTTAGTTAATGATTTCTGCGATAACGTGTACATTATTTAGTCAATCCTTTTGCCTTTTCAAACGATCTCATTCCGCCCAAACCTAACATACCTAGCAAAACAGTCATTAGCGCGCTCATGTCGAAGACAGGGAGCGCCGGGATTTCAATGCCAGCAACCGCCACTGCAAATAGGGTCAGAGGAGAAATAATAAAATGATACGCAAACGCGATGACTGTGACCCATCCACAGGCGGGTCTCCATCCTGCCACGAAAACACTACGGCTTTTAGCTTCTTCACGATTAGTAAGAATTTGGGCCATCTGAGACTCGTGCGCCTGTTTTTCGGCCAGCGTTGCAATTTCGTGTGCAATTGCATTCTTCTGATCCTTGTCCTCGATGAACTTATCTAGTAGGCCGGTTACTGGGCCAATCAGAGCTTGTAGCATTAGGCATTCTCCTTTCGTATGGCTTTATCTACTTGCTTTTTGTAAACGCATCTTTGCCGTAAAACGCTGCCACGATAGCTGCTGTGGAAATGTAATACGTTGGCGCGATATCACCTATGATTTTTGCCGCTTTATCCAGGCCGACAAATTCCGCAATGAGAACCATTGACGGATACAGCAGCATGCCAAGGAGCGCGAACCAAGCCATCTGGCGTTGAGAATCACGCAATGAATTTTGATCCTCAATCTCCAGGCGTTTTTGATACGTCTCCATTTCTTTATCCGTGATGACTCCGTTTGAGTCCAAATCTGCTGATTCATATTCAGATCCATTCTCTAGTTTTTTCATTGGCTCAGAGCTTGAGCGAGGCATACTCCTGCTTTTTTGCATGAGCTAGGATTGGGACACCTGCTGCATGGCTGAAAAGCTTTCTTTCCGCTTGATTTTTTTGTGTATTTCATAGGCATAATTTATTTTCCTTTTAAACCAATTAACCAATAAACCATAAGACCTGCCGCACCCACGGCAGACAGAATAGCCAATACACCAAAAACAATAGCCAATCCATTCTTGATGGCTTTTGCGCGAGCCATTTTCTTACGCTGAAGATCAGCTTTAGCATCATCGCGCGATCTTTTCTGATCTGCCTGAAAGCGTAACCAATCTTGCCATAAGCCAGCTCTGCCAGAATAAATCATCATTTGCTTTAATTCTTCTTCGTGTTGACGTAGCTTTTCTAACTCGAAAAACATGGTTATTTCTGAGGTCGATCCACTACGATCAGCATTCTTTTGTATTTGAGCTTTGCTATCGAAATATTTGCCGATCTGCGCTCCACAATCGCTTAAGTCCTTCCCATTTCCTATTAACTCTTTTATGCCTGAAATCGCGGCGTTGGCGGTCTGGATTACTAGGATTGCATCCGAAATCACGACTAGGGCATTTTGGAGAGAACAGCTAACAGCATCGTTATGATCGCTGCCGCAGTACTGATCGTGATTGTCTCCAGGCGTTTCACCCTGGTAAATAAGTCCTTAAACTGAATTTTTACTTCCGTCTTAATGGCAATGACTTCTTTCTCAAGATTGTCAATCCGGGTATGGGCAGAAGCAACTGTACGATTTTCCATTAAAAGGTTCCTTTCCAGACCCTAAATTTATCAAATTCTCCAGATAAAATCTTCCGCTTCATAACTTCTTGCCTAGCAGAAATGTCACTCCATTTTACTCCGGCCTCTTTACACCATTCAGCGATCAGATTTAAAGGGATCGTCCCTACGAGTTTGCTCTCACCAGATTGCCCTAAGCCTGCCTCTCGGATCATTTCGGCGCGCTGCATCTCCGGTGTCACATCATGTGTTTTCTGGATAATGAGCTTGTCTGAAGTTTTATCGTAAAACGATTTTTCAGCAATCTTCATTCGGCAGCCTTCTTAGCTCGCGGTTTCCTCGCTGGCTTCTCTGGCTCTGGGACCAGCTCTAAGCGTGTCCCATGTAATTCTGGTTGTGCGACTTCAACAATATCGCCTCTGTTGTACTTTTGGCCCGCGATAAACACCGTGCCTACGACTACTTTACATTTTGCCATTTTAAATACCTCATAGTAGAAAAGGGGCCGAAGCCCCCCTCTAGTCTACTTCATTTACGAAGTTGTGTTATCAGCAATCATTCCTGAAGCCTTCTCGTTCTTACAAACGAGGGTCAGCTCAGTAATTACCTGACGGCGTGAGTTATCACCAGTTTTCGCTAACTCAGTGTTGCGTGTCGGACGTAAGACGCCAACAGACCACATATCGTTTTGCATGATGAAGATGTCACGGACACGGTTCTCGCGGGTTGGAGTGAACTCAATCGTTCCCCACGGCGTAACGTAAACGTCTACTGCGTTGATTACAGCATTTGTGCCGCCTACTGACGCACCAATGGTCGAACGCTGGTTATTCATGCCAGTGAAGCCTAGTGCCTTATTCATCTGGAAGGCTGCTAAATAGCAAACATCAGGCTTGCCGCCCTGCTCCCAAATCGACTGCATGACCGTGTCAAACTTTGCCTGCGTAAACGCAGTCAAGGCTGTTGTCTCGTCGGTACGAGCATCAGTTCCGTCACCAGTGGCGTCTGCACCCTGGTTGGCTCCATCAACAGTGTTTGTGATCATCCAGACAGGCGCGCCAGCCAGCTCACGAGCTGTTGTTGCGTTGCCTGCGACACGAGCGTTGTTAGAAAACAATGCCTTTTCGATGTCGAGCTTTTGCTCTTTTGCAATCTTGAGAGTCTGATAGGCCATTTCCTTAGCGCGTCCAGCCTTATTAAGGCCATCGTCGGTGTCAGGAACGCTTACAGCATTCTTAAAGATCTGCGTGTAGTTGCCTAGCCGTGTGGTTGCAACACGAGCCTCAGCAGCTGTGTCGTCGCCTTCAACGTGCTTATTGTCAGCTGATGCGCGTAATGCGTCAGTCTGCCACTCGTGAAAGGTGTTCGTCGCTTTTACTTTCGCGCATGCGCTGTAGAAAGGCGTTTCTTCTGGAGAGATGTCATAAATGACGTCCTCAAGATCTTCTCTAATTCCTTTTGCATCGTAGGAATCAAACGTATTTGCTGGTTGTGCCATGATAAGTTACCTCAAATTACTCTTTGATCATTAAAGCCAATGCAGCATCAAGGCTGCCTGTCTTCTTCAATGCCGCTTGATGGCGGCGCGTTACGTCATTTCCTGTACTAACTTTTTTGGAACCAGGCTTAATAACAGGTCTAGCCTTTTTGGCCTTCTCTTTCACTGCATCTCGATTAGCAATAATGTGGTGATACTTCATTGCATCTCTCAACACTAACAAGTCTCGAAAGGATGTAATGCTAGCAATTTGCTCTGCGGAATAACCGTAGTGATCAACTGCTGTTTTAACCACTTGCTCCTTGAACTTTGATGCCTTATCGGCGTCTCTCAATTCAGGCACGAGTTCTATTAGTTTTTGAGCTTCCTGTTGGGCCAATGCTGCCCTAGCATTCTGCTCTGCTGCCGTCTGCTGTTGCAGATGCTGCTGAACTTTCGCTTGAGTCTCATTGTAGATTTTCATATTGTCTTCATAATCCAGTTTAGCTTCCATTAAGCCAATTGGATCGCCTTCATAAGTAACTCTGCTCGGTTCCTGCGGGCGCGCTACGGCTCCCAATTCCAGTTGTTGTACAAGATTTGCAAGATTTTCTCGCTCTTGCATCAGGGATACATAAACATTTTCAGCTTCCTTACGCTGTTCTGCTGCCTGTTGCATCCCTTGTTGGACGTACTTCTGACCTGAATAACTACGTTTGAGTTCAGCTTCGGTTACCTGCACTTCCTGTCCGTCTACTTTTACAGTATGGAACTTCTCGTCAGGGCCAGCGGCCTCATCGGCATCTTCTGTGTCTTCGTACTCATCCTCGCCTTCTACATCTTCGCCTTCTTCAGCGTCTTCAGTATCGGCATCTGCAACCTCTGCGTCTTCAGAGTCTTCGGTGTCATCAGCTAAGTCCCCTTGGGGTTGCTCCGCCTCTTCCTCAATATCCTCTATAGGTGCTTCGGGTTGTTCTTCTGGCTGCACTAGCAGCTCGGCTGCTGACTCTATGTTCAGCGATTTACCAGATTCAGTCGTATCTACCACGGTGCTGAGTCTCCAGTTATGAGTGTTTCTTGTCGTACATAACTTCGTCATCAATTGCCGATTTCATGTACTCGTCCATTTTATCTAACGCCTTAACTATTTGGTGCGCCTCTAAAATTTCCTCAATTGTAGCATTACTGTACAAAAATACACCAACTTGCTTAGAGCGGACATCCTGGATCACTTCCTTGAATGTCTCGTCTTTCATTAGATTTCTGTACCGTGATGCGCGTTCTTTAACTTGCGACATTAATACCTAGCCTGTGGGACAGCTTGAGCCGGAGTCGTATCAGCAAAACGAGGTACAGCCTGCATGGCCTTAATTCGCTCTACATCAACAGCGGTTCCGTATTTTCCGATTACCTCAGCGGCCTTGATTAACAAGTCTTGATCCATCTTGTCTCTTTCACGATCATCAGTAGCTAGGGCTTTCTGTGCGTCCAGCTGTATCCTTGCCATGTCAGACTGAGCCTTAGCCTGCGCCCTAATCGTTTCGGCTTGCACAAGGGCTTGGGCCTGCTGATCCTGCTGTGACGCTTGCTGCTGTGATGCTTGTTGTTGCGCTTGCTGCGCCAGCTGCTGCTCGATCTGCTGATTCATCGGAGCATAATAACGATCCGCATTTCGCATGCCGCCAAGGTTTAAGATGTCCGCTAATGTATTACGAATATTGGTCATGCCGACAAGGCCATTGCCTGGGCCATAGTTTTGCCAGATCTGCATCTGCGTCTGGAGAGTGGCCTGCAACGAAGCGGCTTTTTGATCTTCCTTGCCAGTGCCTAA